CTCAAGCGGCTTTGGATTATGCTCCGTACCTGAAAGGGTTGACGGTGTATAGAGCAGGAGCAAAGGAAGGAGAGCCTCTTCAGGCGATCCCTCTGACGCAGGAGAATATTGAGGAACACATGACGGTATTTGTAGATACTAGTCTTGCAAGTGGAGATATGTGTTCCGTAGCAGGAGGCGAATGCTAATGCCTACCTATGAGTGGATATGTAGAGAATGTAATATTTATTGGGACAGAGAGTGTAGGTTAGGAAAAGCTCCCGACAGAACTAGGTGTCCTAAGTGTAAGAGTCTGTCTCCTAGGTACTGGCAACAGCAAGGAGTGGCAATCTCTTTTAAAGATGATGGAAATTGTAATAAAAATTCCAATGTTAATGATTTCCATACAGTAAGGAGACGCTACCAGAAGGTCGCAGAAAAGGGGTATGATAAAAAATCTGCTAATACTTTCTTACGAAAACAAATTGAGGCTAGTAAAAAAGCTCAGGATAATGAAGACTTTAGATACAAGTCTGCTGAGGTTGATTGGCATAAACTTGCTGACGATAGGGGATTAAAAAAGGTTAGTGAAAAAGAGGCTAGAGAAAAGCAAGAAAGGTCTCGAAAACTGACAGGAGATGCCTATCATAGAGCGAACAACATGGGCTACAAAGACATTGGTAGCGAGAAACTAGACGTAGCAAAACCCAACAAAAACAAACCCACCTAGCATGGCATACGATTTTAGCGAGAATATTCAAAGAGGTATCCTCTACCTCTTGAAGTCTAATAAAGATTTCTATCTCCAGATTATCAATCTGGTTCAGCCTGATTACTTTGAGTTTCCTTCTCATTCCAAGATCTTTAACAAGGTTAAGGAACATTATGATAAGTATGGGAAGCTCCCGACAGATGATTTTATCATTCAGGATGTTAAGCCTTCCCTCAGCAGCCGTGAAAGTGCCTCCGATTATGAAGATGAGTTATCCTACATTAACAATGTAGACACATCTACAGTAGGCAACACTGAGTATATGCTAGACTTAGTAGAGGGGTTTGCAAAAAAAGAAGCAATGAAGGCTGCTATTGCTGATAGCATTTCGCTCATTAAGGAGAACAGGATTGATGAGGTAGAAGCTTTGGTTCGGAAGGCACTCCTTATTAATCGAGATGTAGATACTGGTCAGGATTATTTTAGTGATCTTCTTGGTCGTTGGGATCGCATTTTTAATAAGAAGAATGAAGTTAAGTATAAGACAGTCCTACCTGCAATCAACAAGTCCTTAGAAGGGGGTTTGGGTGCCAAAGAGATGGCTATGGTTGTTGCCCCTCCTGGGGTTGGGAAGTCCCTGTATCTGGTGAATCAGGGAGTACACTCAATGATTGAAGGTAGGAAGGTCTTGTACATCTCTCTAGAAATGAGCGAGGATAAGATCGCCCAGAGGTTTGATTCAATCATGACCTTGGTTCCTCAGTTCAAACTGAAGGATCCTGCTAACCAACTAACTGTGAAGGAGAGGTTGGAGATGTTCCAGCAGGAATTCCCTGGAAGCCAGTTAGTTATTAAAGAGTTCCCCACAGGACAAGCATCTATTAATACTATTCGCAACCTCCTCGTTCAGTTGAAGAACTACGATGAGTTTGAGCCTGACCTACTGATCGTGGACTACCTTGAGTTGCTTCGTCCGACTAGAGAGATCCAACAAGAGTACCATGCCCAACAGAAGACCGCAGAGGAGCTTAGAGGGGTTGCTATGGAATACAACTTCCTCGTCTGGACTGCCACCCAAACTAACAGGCAGGGGAGGATGGTGAAGGTTATTACAGACGCAGAGCTTGGAGATTCTTATGGTAAGATTCGAACCTGTGATTTTGCCATGTCTTTGAATCAGTCTGAGGAAGAGTTCGACGAAGGCAAGATGAGGGCTTATGTGATTAAGTCTAGAAATGGTAGGCCCCGTTTTATTGTTCCTATGGATGTAGATTATAATGTCCTTCGAATGTCAGAAGGGGATGAGGTCTTTACAGGAGATGCTTCCTAATGGTCTCAATCTCTAAAAAGGATTACCCCGTTCATCCTTTAGAAGTGCATACAGGTATTAAAACCTTTACCATTTTACAAAAAGCCTTAACAAAAGATAATCTTTATGGGTGTGTAGAATTTCCAAAGTCTCTCCTTACTATTGATCCTAATCAATGTCTTGAGGATTATAGAGGAACGCTCCTGCACGAAATTTGTCACATTGGATTTGAGCTTTACGGTCTTGGAGATGATGACGAGATGCCTCAGATTGGGAATGAATTTCTTACCACAATTACTTCAAATATGATTCAGCAATTAGCTACATTAAATAAAGAACTATTTGAATTTATCTTCGACTCCCCTAAATAGAGTAGGAGAAAACTTATGAAAGACATGACCTTAAAAGATATTCTATTTAGGGAGGATAGACCCCTCACATCCCTCTCTTTATACAGAGATGGAAGATGGATCTTTGCAGCCCCCACAAACTTAACCAAAACCACCGCACAACAAGCGTTTTATTTGATAAGCGAGCCGTTTGGTTTAGTACGACAAGGAACTTCCAATCCTAAAATACGAGCCGTGACGGGGGCTCCTGGGGATTATCTGGCTGTAAACTCTGTAGGGGTTTACTCCTTGATTAAAAAGGAGGAGTACGCTAGACAGTTCCCTTCTCCGAATTTAAATCCCCCCACCAACCCCAATAACTCATCCCAAATTAAAGATAAAAACTTTTTAACAAATATCTTGAAAGGATCTGGGTCGGCGGTCTCTAATAATAAGATAAGCAAACCAACACTCCCAACTACTGGGTACTAATATGCAAGAACTAATTGAAACTCTCGATGATTTTACTTGGGAGAACTACAAAGATATCAGCGATGCTTTGGTCAACTTCACCGACCATGCAGTAGAAGATGAGATGTTTCGACAAGCATCAATTTACTCCTACTACTACGGTCTCATGAGTATGGCTAAAAGGATGCTGAATGAGCGCAGCGTTGAGATTACTCGATATGCTGCCAACCTCAGGAAGGTATCTAAGAGAGAATCTTCTACGAAACTTACTGCAAAAGACTTGGATGATATTGTCTTTGGTGACGATTATTACTCTGAATTGCAGAGTAGTGTGGATGAAGCTACATTTAAATACGAAATGCTCAAGGGATTGGTTCGCGCCCTTGAACAGAAGAAAGATATGTTGCAGCAAGTGTCTGCAAATAAACGCGAAGAAACTAAACTTTACAAGTAATACTACTATTATACTATACTAACTAAGGAGTAACTAACTAATGGCTATTGATCTTAATGCGCTTCGTTTGAAGCACGAACAACTTAACAACCCGCAGTCGGGTAACAACACAGACTTCCTCAAGAAGTTCTATCAAATTCCCGAAGGCACTAATGCCGTTCGGATTCTTCCTTGGAAGGATGATGAGAAGGAATTCTATGCGGAAACTAAAATCCATCGAGTGCCTGGGCCTGATGGAAATGTAAAGAATATCCACTGCCGTAAGATTCACGGGGAGAGTTGTCCCATGTGCGATCTTTACTATGCTTTGTGGAAAACTGGTCGCCAAGAGGACGAAGATCTTGCTCGTAAGATTAAGCCCAGGGCTCGTTACTACATGAATATTCTCGACCGTGAAGGTGGGGAAGTTAAAATTCTGTCCATCGGTGTGATTCTTTTCAAGAAGATCATTGGTGCGATGCTTGATGAAGACTTCGGGGATATTACTGATCCTGAAGCTGGTCACGATTTCAAGATTGTGAAAGAGATGGAGGGGCAATGGCCGAAGTACGACCAATCCGCTCCCCGTCCTAAGTCGTCCCCCCTCGGCAGTAAGGCTGAGAACGCATCCACTATGGATTCTCTTCATAACATTCATGAGCTTGTTAAGCTTGAGGAATATGAAGATGTTAAAAAAGCTGCTGCAATGCTGACTGGTGTTGCAGTTCAAGGTACATCTCCGCAGGAGGCTACTGATGTCTCCGACAATGATTACCTCTCTAAACTTCAAAGTTAATTAACTATGAGAAATATTATTATTACCCTTTTACTTACTGCTGTACTAGGTGTGGGGTTGGGTTCCTGCGCTGCACTTGAAGGTTTCTTCGGGGAAGGTACAGTATTTACGACTGCGGATCAGCTTGAGGAGGGTCAGGAAGGAGCTATCATTCCTTTCGACCAACTTCCTGCTGCCGTTAAAGCAAAGATTCCTGAAGGAACTTCGCTCGTTATGGCAACCAAAGATCAGTTGAAAGCTGATGCTGCTTATGTTGCTGCTGGTCCTATGACTGGTGAGGATGCTGGTGGTGCTATTGATGCTGCCTTTGGCATTGCTAAGGCTTTTATTCCTGGGCTTGCTGCATGGGAGGGTATGGTTACTCTCTTCAGTAAGCGTAAGCGTAAGCACTATGGTAAAGCTCTGAAATCTATTGTTCCTACTGATAAGAACATGGATCTTGGTGGTGCTGTAGGTAGTCTTGCGTCTGCCTTGGGCCTGTCTCACTCGTCTGCCACTTCTCAAGCTGCGTTTGATGAAGAGGAAGAATGGGAAGAAGAAGAAGCTTAATATATTAATTATTAGACTATAATAGGAAGGCATCTGTCTTGGGTGTCTTCCTATTTTTATACCATGAGTGATAAATTAAAAATACTTTGTGTCCCTGCTAATGAGGGGGGCTGTGCCTACTACAGAATCATCTCTCCGATGAAGAAGCTAGAGGAGCTTTACGGTGATCGCGTGGAGATCAGGTGGAACAAGAACCCCCTTGGTATTGATGAGGAGAAGGGAAGTTGGCACCAAGATTGGGACTTCGCAGACATGAAGTGGGCAGACATTGTATTCACCCAGAACCTATCCAACTTCGGAGGAAATTACACGGCAAGAATTGTTGGGAAAGCTAAAGAATTCGGGAAGTTTGTTCACTACGATACGGATGATCTTTTGACCGATATCTATAAAGGACACAGACTTTATAATGTGTACAAAGAGAAGGGGTTAGAGGATATCACTAAGTTCATCTACAGCCACGCTGATCTTGTTACTGTGACTCAGCGTAAGTTTGCAGAGAGAGTTGCGCCTTACTGTAATCCTAACCATGCGTTGGCTGTAATTAAAAACAGCATCGACTATAACTTACCTTCTTGGAACATGGAGAAGATTCCCAAGCCTAAGAAGAAGTACACACGCTTTGGTTGGGTTGGTGGGATTCATCACGAACAGGATTTGAGGTACTTTTCTGGTGTTCCCCACTTTGTTAATCAAAGAGCGGGGCGTGAGAACATTCGTTGGGATTTCTTTGGACATCCACCTCCGAATACCCCTCCTGGAGATTGGCAGTATGATGTTTGGAAAAGGTATAGAGAGATTATTCTCCGAGGATTCAAGGGAGGTAAGAACTGGGATATTCATTATGCCCAGCAACCAGACCACTACGGACAAATGTTCACAAGGATGGATGTTGCTCTTGCTCCCTTAGAAATGAATGATTTTAATGATTCTAAATCAGAAATTAAAGTTGCTGAATGTGGGAGGTATAAGATTCCCCTGGTAGCGTCGAATGTTGGGTGTTATGATGAGTGGATTGTAGATGGGGAAACAGGATACTTGATTGATCCTGATAAGCCTATTACCGAGTGGGTTCGTATTCTTTCTAACCTTGCTAAAAATCCTGGATTGGTTGATCGTATGGGTGAGAATCTTCATGAGCTTACGGAAGCTAATTTTGATATGAATAAAGTTGCCATTCAACGACTTAATTTGTATGAGGAGTTGATGAGTGTCAAAGTCCAAGATTAAACTTGTAAGTTCGTGGACCCGTCCTGGGGGCTCGGTCGTGGCTCACATAAACCTAACTAATTTGCTAAATGATAATGGGTATGATTGCACCTTTTATGGACCACACGATTGGCACTTAGATAAGTGCAAAGCAGAGCCTTTAGATAAGTGCTTACTTGGACCAGATGATATTTTGATCAGCCACTTCATCAAGGTTCCTGATGAGGTTAGAGTTAAGCAGCACATTCTGTACTGTCATGAGAAAGATATTTTTCCGCTCAAACAGGTTCCTCTGGCGCAGTACGATTTCATCGTATTCGTAAGTAATTCCCAAAAGGAGTGGCATGGGGTTAATCACCCTTCTGTAATTATTCCACCCGCAGTCAATAAGGTAGAATGGGAGAATCCCAATAATAAGGTCGCAGGAGTGATAGGCAGCATTGATTATAATAAGCAAACTCACAAATCTATCAAAAGAGCGTTGAAGGATGGTTACAAGAAAGTACTTCTTTTTGGAGAGCTAAATGATACTCCCTATTATAATAAGACGGTGGCTAAATTAGTGAGATCAGGGAAGGCAGTTCTGATGGGGCATGAGGACGAGCGTGAGGCTCTGTACGGGCAAGTAAGCGAAGTGTACCACTCATCCCTTAGTGAGACCTACGGACTCGTAGAGGCTGAGTGTAGGCTCTCTGGGATCCCCTTCAATGGGACCAGTAATGGACAAGAGATATTGGAAAAAGAGGAGATCTTACAGAGATGGAAAAAGGTATTATCTTAACGCTATGATTATCGGTAATGGTTTAGTCGGCTCTGAATTTAAAAAGTATTCAGAGGACTATGAGGACTGTGTAGTTTTTGCTGCTGGTGTGTCTAGTTCTAACGAAACAAGGGAGTCTGAGTTTGTCAGGGAAAAACGCTTGTTGACCCAGACCCTGGATAAGCATAAAGATTTAAAATTTATTTATTTTAGTACTATTCTAGTAAGCTTTGCTGATAATGATTACTATAAACACAAAGCAGATATGGAAAAACTAATAGAAAATACTGCTTCCTCTTATTTGATCTTTAGAGTGCCCCAATTGGTGGGGCGAGGAGGTAATAAGGATAATTTAATCAATTACTTTAAGAACAATATTCAAGACAACAAAACAATAACAATTTATGAAGGTGTAAAACGATCTTTTATGGATATAGAGGATGTTTCTAAAATTGTTTATTATTGTAAGAGAAAGGCCAATAGGGAGGTTATTAAAGTCTCAGGTATTGAGAAAGTGACATCTATTGATTTGTGTAAAAAGATAGGACAAATTTTAGAAAAAAGTCCAAAAATGATTATTTCTGAAAACGCTGAGACTGCTGGATGGGAAGGCGAAGAAAGTTCTTTGTTTTCTGATGCAATAACAGACTTAGAAATAAATCGAATAGACTATACGCAACGTGTATTGGAGAAGTATTTAAAATAATGGCTTTAGTAATATTAACGGGATTTTATAACGCAGAAGAATATATTGAGCGGTGTCTCTATACAATCAAGAATCAAGATTATAAAGATTTTACTTGCTACATTACTCATGATTTGTCTACGGATAATTCAGTAGCGTTAGTAAAAGAGTTCATAAAAGGGGACAGTAGGTTCATTCTTATAGATGACAATGATAAAAAGATCTATCAGGCGGGTAATTTTGATAAAGTGATTAGGGACAACCCTAATATTTCTGATGATGATATTCTCATCGAAGTTGATGGAGACGATTACTTACCTGATGCACAAGTCTTTAGTAGAATCCATTCTTTATATTCTGATAAAGACGTTTGGGTAGCAAACGGCAGCTTTGCATTCTCTAATGGGTTTATGGGCTTTTCTTCAAAACAAACTAACTTTTCTAATTTAAGGGAAGTTACATTTACTGCTTCTCATATTAGAACTTGGAGAGCTTTCCTTTGGAGAAATATTAAAGAAGAAGATTTGAAAGACGAGAATGGAGATTATTGGCAATGGAGTGGTGATCTTTGTTTTATGTATCCCATGTTAGAAATGGCAGGAGAGGAGCATTATAGATTTATGTCGGAAGTAAATTATATTTATAATGGGGATAATCCCATGAATGAACATAAAGTTGATATGGGTATGGTTACTGACCATTCTTCTAAAATAAAGAGTAAAGAGCCTTATAAAAAATTAGAGAGATGATTGAAATTCAAAGTATACAGAGTTGCTGGGTGGATGGTGAAGTTAATGGAAATTTTATAAATCCGTTTACTGATTTAGGTGTTGATCCCCCTTTCAAATTTACAAAGGAAGAACGACCCATAGTGGTTTTGGGGGACAGGGAGCTTCCGTTAGTTCATCAGCTTAATACAGATAAGAAGGTGGTAGGATGGCTGGGAGGAGAGCCGAGAGCGGTAGTTCCAGGAGCCTACGAGTTTGCAAAGAATAACATAGAAGCTTTTGAAATGATCTTTACTTTCGACGAGGAGCTACTTAAGTCTAATCCAAAATTTAGATTCTGTCCTTTCGGAACAAGTCGTTTTTCCAATAAAGAAGATAGAACTATAAAAAACAAAAACAAAAACATCAGCATTATTGGCAATGTAAGATACTGCAACTATCCAGGACACCACCTGCGCGATGCTGTTATTAATAAGTGGAGTGAAAACTTTGATAGTATTAAAAATAGGGGTGCTTTTGAGGATAAGAAAAAATACCTAAATGATTTTAGATATTCTGTTGTAATTGAAAACTCTAAGCAGAATCACTACTTCACTGAAAAGTTAATAGATTGCTTACTGTTAGGAACAGTTCCCATTTATTGGGGTTGTGACTCTGTTTTTGATTTTGGTTTTGATAAGAGAGGGATTATTACTTTTGAAAACGAAGATGATTTAGAAGAAATCTTTTCAAGCATTGGAGAACTTGATTATAAAAAGAGAATGCCTTGGGTGGAGTATAATCACGGTATTGCTCAGAAATATCTTCAATGCTTTCACAATAACTTTTTATGGGATAACGGATTGAAGGAATTATTTTAATGTATAAAGCACAAGAAGAAAAAGATAAAATATTGAATGAGATATATTTTAAAAACAAAAAGGGTGGATTCTTTATAGATATTGGCGCACATGATGGAAAGAGTATTAATTGTACTTATTTCTTAGAGAAACACCTAGAGTGGTCTGGGGTTTGTGTAGAGCCATTGAAAAGAAGGTACGACGAGTTAGTTGTAAATCGACCAAGAAGTATCTGCTTAAATAAGGCTGTCTATAGTAGGGAGGGTTTTGTAAAGTTCAGAGATATTACAGGCTATAATGAGATGCTTAGTGGCATTGAGGATTCTTATGACCCCAATCATGAGATAAGGATAGTTAATCAGTTAGGAGATGGAACCATGAAGACTATAGAAGTTCCTTGCATAACTTTAAATTCTATTTTAGAGGAGAACAATATTAAGTCGGTTGATTATCTGAAGATTGATACAGAGGGGTCTGAATTAGATATTCTTAAATCCTTAGATTTTTCACTGGCTGATATTAAATGTATTGATGTTGAGAACAATTATTCTACAAACTTTAAGGGATTTCTGGAAGAAAAAGGGTACAAGCTTTTATTGAAAAACTTTATTGATGAGGTGTATATAAAATGAAGAAAGCACTAGTGACTGGTTCTGGGGGGCTTGTTGGAGAAGCTTGTGTTAGAAGGCTTTTGAAAGATGGCTTTGAAGTAGTTGGGGTGGATAATGATACTAGGCAAGCACTGTTTGGTAGGGATGCCTCTAATAAGGAAACCATCAAACTACTTACTGAAGATAGTAGTAACTATATTCATCATAACATTGATATTAGAGATATGGAAGGATTATCGAATATCTTCGATACCTTTGACCTAATCATTCATGCTGCGGCTCAACCCTCCCATGACTGGGCAGCGTCTAATCCCATAGAAGACTTTACAATTAACGCCAATGGAACCCTTAACTTACTGGAGTGCTTTAGAGAGCGTTGTCCAGAGGCAACCTTTGTGTATGTATCAACCAATAAGGTTTATGGTGATGCTCCCAATAGAATTGAAGTTATAGAGAATGAACTGAGATATTCTCCTAGAGACGATGTTTTAGTAGATGAGTCTATGTCTATTGATCAGACTTTGCATAGCTTGTTTGGGGTGAGTAAAACTTCTGGTGATTTGCTAACTCAGGAGTATGGGAGATACTTTAAGCTAAATACGGTATGCTTTAGGTGTGGATGCATCACAGGCAAAGCCCACTCTGGCGTAAAGTTGCATGGCTTCTTATCTTATTTGATTAAGTGTGCTATAGAGGGAACCCCATATGAGATTATTGGGTATAAAGGAAAACAGGTTAGGGACAACATACATGCTGATGATTTAGTTGATGCATTTATGAAGTTTCATAGCAACCCTAGAGGGGGCGAGGTCTATAATATGGGGGGAGGTAGCGAGAGCAACTGCTCAGTTTTGGAAGCCATTGAACTTGCAGAGAAACTCCTAAATTCTAAAATGACTGTTAGCTATAATAAACAAAGCAGGACAGGGGACCATAGATGGTACATCAGTGATTTGTCTAAATTTAAATCGCATTACCCTGATTGGAAAATAACCAAAAGTATAGAGGACATATTTAATGAGTACACAGATTAGTATAAAAAAAGGAGAAACCTACCTGATTACAGGTGGCAGCGGGTTCCTAGGAAAAGTTCTGACAAAGCGATTGCTTGAGGCAGGGGCCAAGGTTCGTTGTTTAGCTAGAAATGAGGGGAACATAATCGGATTACAGCAAGAATATCCAATAGAGGTGTTTCCAGGGGACGTTAGTGATCCCGTGGATGTCCGTCAGGCAATGAGGGGTGTTAGGGGAGTGTTTCATTTAGCTGCCTTTAAACACGTTGGTCTAGCTGAAAAGTTTTCTAGGGAATGCACAAAATCTAATACGGTAGGATCTTTAATTGTTTTAGAAGCATCTTTAGATTACTCTCTTGATTTTGTGATTGGTATTAGTACTGACAAGGCTGCTCAAATTAGTGGTGTATATGGGGCCTCTAAGTTTCTAATGGAAAAACTTTTTCAACAGTTTGAAGTTATTAATCCTGATGTAAAGTATAGGCTTGTACGTTATGGTAATGTTATGTATTCCACAGGATCAGTGATGTGTAAGTGGAAAAAGCTTATGCAGGATGGAGAACAGTGCATTATTACCGACCCTGAGGCCACTAGATTTTACTGGACTGTGGATGATGCTATTGAACTTATCTTTGATTGTTTAGCTAAGGCCCACGACAGTACTCCATACTGTCCTGAAATGAAGTCCATGAGACTCGGAGATCTGTTTCAAGCAATGTCTGAGGTTTACTATAAAACTCCAATCAATCCTCAAGTTATTGGTCTCCAGACAGGGGAAAACTTTCATGAGGTCATATTAGAGGACAGTCCCCATTCTGGTGAGGCCGAAAAGTTTACTATTGATGAGATTAAGGAAATGGTATGATACCGACCATACACCTCCCTATTTGCGACGAAACCCTGTGGATTTTAGAGCCGTATACTTATTTGTTTAATAAGTATTGGGGGGAGGACTACAAAGTAGTTGTTTTAGGTTATAAGGAGCCTAACTTTGAACTACCTCAGAATTTTAAGTTTGTATCTATGGGAGAGTCTCAGGATGGCGGCGCAGAGGGGTGGTCTTCATATCTTTATAATTACTTTAATAGCATCAACGACGAACATGTAATTCTAACGCTTGAAGATTTTCTCCCTGTGGCTATTCCTAATGTAGAGGTTCTTGATAGTATAATGAACCTTATGAAATATCAGGATACCGTAGGAAGGTTCGACCTTACTTGGGATCTCTTTACCAACTGTAAGCATACTCCTTTTTCTAAGCTAAATGATAATATTAACTTATGTGAGATCCCGAAGGGTATAATGTATCGTGTCTCATGTCAACCTGCTATATGGAAGAGATCTTTTCTTTTAAACATTTTAAAGGAAACATCTAATCCTTGGAATTTTGAAATGTTTGGATCTCAACTTTCGGACCAATATCCTGAAATAATTCTAAGCATAGATGATCCTACCTTCAAAAACTTTCCAACGAAGTGGGTAGCAAAAGGGGCTGTGTCTAGGCACCACCCAGGAAAAGTAAATGTTTTAGGATTAACACCAGCATGTATTAAGGAGCTTGTTGATCTCAATCTTTTAGACGAAGCAAAACTTCAGTGGGGCCAGTGGGCTGGACCAGTACCCTTGTTTAATGATCTTGGGGGTTATAATTTTGATATTACAAAGATGCCGCTGCATCCTGCTTCCCCCACCAACTGGAAAGAATGGTATAATACTTATCAATCATGAGAGTTGCTATTTGTATTTCGGGACAGCCCAGAGACATTGAGGTGGGCGTAGAACAGGTGATTAATAACATTATCAACTGTAATCCAGATTTAGACTTTGATGTATTTGCTCATGCCTGGATTTCTAATCCAGGAGAGTCTTGGGATACGGCTCAGGAATATCAAAGCTCTGTAGTAGGTAATCAACAAGGCAATCCTGAGAATAAAATATTGGAATATTTAAAGCCTAAATTATGGCTATTTGAGGACCAAATTAATTTTAAAAACTACACAAAGTTTTTTAACTCTCATTCAAGTGCAAAACAGCCATCCCTAGCGAGTAACTTCTATAGTGTCTACGCCGCTAATAATATGAAGAAACAATATGAAAACATGCAGGGGTTCGTCTATGATTATGTGATACGAATGCGATATGATCTTTGTTTTAATAAACCTATCAATGTTTTAGATTATGAAAACTCAGCTAAATCCTGCGTGGTTGTGCCTAAAAATTATCAAGAGGACCAAGATAGGATTCCTTGGAATGTTAGAAATAAAGGTATGGTAGATGTGTTCGCAATATCATCTTCGAAAAACATGGATAAGTATTCCGAAACATTTTTACATATGCCATCCATCAATAATGAGTATACTCCCCCTTTTGGGGAGGTGTACTTAGGAGTGAATACTAGAATCATTAATGATTTAGATATTTATTACGCTGACATGGATTTAGATCTTATTAGAAGAACAAAGTATAAACAAACAGGAGAATAACTATGAAAAATTTAAACATTGTAATCCCTATGGTAGGGAAGGGTACTCGCTTTTCTGAGGCAGGGTATTCTGTTACTAAACCTTTAGTAGAGATTGATGGGAAGCCGATGATCGCACACGCAGTAGAGACCCTTGATATTGAGGGAAACTACATCTTCATTGTAAAAGAAGATGAGCATACAAAGGAACTAATTAGTCATCTGAGAGACTTAGTTCCTCGGTGTAAGGTTATTGCTACCTCTAAAAATACAGAGGGTCAAGCTTGTAGTGTTCTTTTAGCTAAAGAGCTAATTAATTCAGACTCTCCTCTTTTAGTAGTAAACTGCGACCAACATCTTGCATGGGACTCCTCTGAGTTTTTGGAGTTTGTATCTTCTGATTCTTACGATGGGGTGGTTACAACTTATGATCATAAGGGTATTGTCTTAGACCAACCTAGTCCCTATAGTTTTGTCGCTTTAGATGACAAGGGGAACGCAACGCAGTTAGAGGAGAAGTTTGCTATTAGCGATAATGCGCTTAATGGTCTTTTCTATTGGTCTAAAGGATCTTCGTTTGTTTCTTCCGCAGAGAAGACGGTGGAGGAAGCCTCTTCAAAAAGAAACGGAGAGTTTTATATCTCTACCACTTACAATGATTTGATCTCTTCTGGACATAAAATTGGGGCCTATAAGATGAACCCTGGTTCTTTTTATTCTTTAGGAAGCCCTGAGGATATTGAAAAGTTTAACCTAGATAGGCGTAGGCAAGTTATTGAGAAACTAAACCAGATTAAGAGAGACATCGCCGCAGGGAAGCCTGTAATTGTTGTGGACGATTACGATAGAGAGAATGAGGCTGACATTGTTCTTGCTGCCGAGAAAGTAAACGAGTACAATATGGTCTTCGCTATGCGACATGCTAAAGGTCTTATGTGTCTCCCATGCACCGCAGATTACTTGGATGATTTAGAGATTCCTATGCAAGCATCTAACGGGCTAGATGAGTTGGGGACTCCCTTCTCAACCTCGATTGATGCAGCTAAAGGAATCACTACAGGAATGTCGGTGTTTGATAGACTTAAAACCATAGAGATCTTTAGAGATAAGACTTCTTCTCCTGGGGATCTTGCTTATCCAGGCCACCTGTTCCCTCTGCGAGCAAAAGGGGGGCTGCTTAAAGATCGTCGAGGACATACGGAAGCTTCTGTTGAGTTGATGAAATATTGCAACCTTGATCCTGTCGCAGTTATCATTGAGTGCATGAATGATGATGGAACTATGATGCGCGGAGAGACTATTGATAAGTTTTGTAAGATTTATGGACTGAATGTTATCTCAGTGGCTGAAATTTACGATGGAATTTATAACTAGAGATTATAATTCCATAACTTTGGATGGGGCTAAAGGAACGATTACGAAAACGAGTTCCGAGAAGAGACTACAGAACGAGTCTCATTATTATGTTAAAATTCCGTCTAAGGTAGCTCACTATTTTCCTCGATATATTTCTTATTCTGAGGGAAAGGATTATAGTTTAGAGTTAGAGTATTTACCTTTTGAGAATTTAGGAAAGCTGTGGTTGAACTCTACACTAGATGATACTTTATGGAGTAATGTCTGTAAATATTTACAAAAAGCTATCTCTACTTTTGGAGACATTCCCTATAGCCATGAGAACCCCAGTCTCCTTAGAGAGAAGATGTTTGTAGATAAGACAGAGAAAGAATACCATTCCTTGGTAACAAACTTTAATTTCTTCTCCACCTTAGATTCTTTTGATTACGTTACCATAAATTCAAAGAAATATAAAAACTTTAATACTCTCTGGAAACAGTTTTTAAAGGAACACGTTTTGGAAGAGTATTGTGGAAATAACCCATTAAGCTTTATGCATGGAGATTTGTGTTTCTCCAACATATTATGTGGATATGATAAGGATAAAAATGTTGTCCTAAAGTTCATAGACCCCAGAGGCTCGTTTGGGGAAGATGGCTGTATAGGAGATGTGTATTACGATTTAGCAAAACTTATGCATTCTGTAGATGGTAAGTATGAGTGCTTTATTTATGATGAGTTCGATTTAACTACCCACACCCCAGACACCTTCTCTCTATCTTTCAATACAGGACTAAAGGATTTATCTCCTTTGTTTTCTAAGTATCTGTATGCTAATCATGATGAGACAAAGATTAAAGTAATTCAAGGTCTCATTTTTATAGGAATGTGCGCTCGTCACTATGATTCACATGAGAGGCAGGTTGCTATGTATTTAACGGGACTAAGAATTCTTAATGAATGTGAGGAGATTATAAATGCTTAGAATTGCGGTGGATTTAGATGGGACAATTTGCGAAAGTAAAGGACTGGGGCAAGACTATGAAGAGGTTAAGCCGCTTCCTAATGCTGTGGGTATCCTTAATAGGTTAAAGAATGAGGGGTACTATATCGTTATATATACAGCAAGAAACATGGCAACTTATAACAATAATTTAGGACAGATAATTGCACACCAAGCTCCCATCATTTCTAAATGGCTTAAAGACTATAATATTCCATACGATGAATTAGTTCTAGGAAAACCCCATGTGGACTATTTTATTGATGATAAAGGTATACCCTTCACCAACTGGGATGATATTTATTCAACCCTAAAACAAAAAGAGAATAAGTGATGTTTGATTTTTTCTTTGATACTGCTAATATTGATTATATTAAAAAGGCGTGGGCTTCTATCTCCCCGCACTGCAACCCTACCCACATTAGAGGAATTACTACTAACCCTAATGCGATGCACAAGGAGAGGTTAACTTCTCTTAAGAGTTGGGAAGGTCGCCTTCCTGAGCTTTGTTCTTTAGTCTCTACTCTCCGTGGAGATAATAAAGGCGTAGTCTATGTCCAGATGCCTAACTGTGATATGTCAGGAGACGATGCTATTGAGTGGGCTCAACACATTTCTAAATTTACGGATGGCAATACTAAACTAGGATTAAAAATTCCACCATACTATGAAATCCTTAAAAAAGTTGATGTGCTAAACAAAATTATGGAAACTAATGTTACGGGTGTCGCAGACGCAGCAACTGCATTGTCTTGTTTTTCTTTTGATCCACGATATGTGAGCATCATCCCAGGTAGAATGGAAGAGGTTGGTATTAATGCAAAAGAACACCTGCTTTTCGCCCAGCAACGAGAGAATCACGCCACTTCAGAAATTATTTCAGGAAGTATGAGAACAGTTGATGGATTAAAAATGACCGTGGAGACTGGGACGGTTCCAACCATAGGTTCCCGTGTGTGGGATCAATTGATTGATCCTGAATTTAATTTGGAAGAATTTATGAACACTGTATGGAATACTCATGACCCGAATACCAGCGAAGCTTCTTTAAATGTATTAATTGATGAAAGAAATCATAAGCTTTCAAAAGACTTCTTTAAACAAATGAATGATTTAGGAAGCCAAGTTTACAAAGATTGGCTATAATACACTATCATGAGCGACTATTACCAATTTGATTTGTACCAAGATAAGTCTGAGGAGACAGCGGTGTATCCTAATAAGGGAGACAACCTCTATTACCCCGCACTAGGTCTTGCTGGAGAAGCAGGAGAGGTCTGTGAGAAGATCAAGAAGATCATGCGGGACAAAGGGGGAGTATTATCCGAAGAAGACTCTCTAGAGCTTAGTAAGG